TCTTTTTTCACTTCAGTGTTGAGACTTCTATGGCGTATGCCTGACAGGCCGCGAGGGCAATCAGCCCCCGGTCGCCGTCATCGGTGACACCAATAATTCGTTGAGCATGCGCTGGGTCAAGTTCGGCTCTTGTGGGGCCATGAACCACGCCGCCGGAGGCGGTGGTGGCTGACACCGATCCACTGTCGGCGCCGGTGGTGGCGTCGAGTAGGACTGACAGGCGCAGATCAGCAGTGGCAAGACGATCGCGCAGGCGACCTTGATCACGTTGGACATCGCTCAAGGCTCGATAATGGGTTTGTTCGCTGATTGCCAAGCGCTGCTCGAGCGCAAGGCGTTTGTCTTGTTCGGCTCGCTGCTGCGTAACCGTGGTCACGGCCAACTGGTTAAGGGTTTCGGTATGGAGTCGGGCCTGCTCTGCGAGCTGTTTGCCGTAGCGCCAATCCTGTACTTGCCAGGTAATGGACGCAGAACCACCGACCAAGACGACCAGCAGCACGCCTTTGGCCGCCAACCGATACGGAGTCGGGATCAGTTCGCCGAGACGCATAGCACCGTCCTCGCCCGCCCCCATATCTCCAGCCGATCTTGCAGGCCATTGAGACCGCCGTTGATTCTGCGGGTAATCGTGTTGAATTCGTTTTGATCGGCCAGCGCATTCAGCCCATTCACGAACCAGAACCATGCGGCCGACTCGGCGGCCCACTGCGGCAGCTCCAGCAGCTCAGGCGTGCGCAGCAATCGCTCGTCACCGAACAGCGCCAAGCTGCAGCGCAGGTAGTTGTCGTGGCCAGTGACCTGGATCAGGCCGCGACCGCGATAGCGCTGGCCATCACCATCCGCTGCCGCCGTGTTGCCCAGTTTGGCAGCCAGGCTGCCGGTGTCGTATTTGCTCAGGTACTGGTCGCCGCCCAGTTCCCGGACGTACTGCAGCTGACCCGACTCGTGACCGACTTGCGCCAGGAACGCGGCTTGGCGTTTCGGCGTGTTGATCTGTCGATGGGCCATGGCTGCGTTGAGGGCGGATACAAAAACGCCCGCTTGGCGGCGGGCGTTGGGCATGATGCTTTGCAGCTGTTGTTCAGTGATGGACATACAAACTCCAGACATAAAAAAACCGCACTCAGGCGGCGATGGGATGCGGCTACTGCTTCTCGATGTTCACCACCTTGAGTGGTGGTTTTGCCTCTTTCTTTTTCTTACCCTTGGATTTGCCTGCTTTGCCTGCATTGCATTCGACCGTGGTCGACCAGCCGGACTGGGTGAACACCTGCTCTACCGAATCCGCCAGGTATTCGCCATCAAGCCCAACCTTGAAACCCTGCGCGATGATGGGACGCTCGGCGAAGATGTCTGTGCGGCCGGGCATCTCAAGCCGCACATCGGCGGTCGAGCGATTGAACGCTGACAGACGGGCCTTGGCCGCCGCTTCTGCAGCGGTTTTGTTCGGGTAGATATGACGGTCGGTATGCACTGCCGGCAGGCCGTCCGGCGCATCATCGTTGTCGATGGTAACCACCGCGAGCTTGCCGTTCTTTTTGTCCTGATGTTTGGTGGCCACCGCCTTGTGCGAGTTGCGATCACCGAGACTGAATTGCCAGCGACTGAGGTCGCGACGGGTCAGGGTAATGGCGCCAAACGTCTTGCCGCTGGCTGTCTGGCCACCTTGACGCGGCATCACCAACAGCTTGCCGTCGGCGACCTTGGCTGTGCAGTCGTATTGCTTGGCCAGCCGGGTGATGAAGTTGAAATCGGACTCGTTGAGCTGGTCGACCCGGGCGACCTTGGTCGACACCGGACACACCGGCGTCCAGCCATTGCGCGCCGCGACGTCAGCCACGATCTTCGACAACGGCACGCCCTCCCAGCTTCCGCTACGGATGGTTTTGCCACTGCCACGCACGTCGCTGGCCTTGCCCTTGATCACGATCGTGTCCGGCGGGCCTGACACCTCGACCGTGTCGACTGTGTAGCTGCCCATACGCGTCAAGGTCGTTTCGGCATAGCCCAGATAGATCTCGATTGAGCTGCCACGTCGTGGCAATTGCACTTGACCATCACGGTCGTCGATGCGCAACTCAAACTCGTCGGACTCCATGCCCGGCTTGTCAGAGGTACGCAGCAACAACAGTCGATCATTGATCTTGGCCGTGACATCGGCCCCATCGGCGACAATGCGAAACATCGGAGTCATGGATTTTTTCCATAAAAAAACCCGCCAAGGCGGGTTTTGAAGGGGTTATAGCTGCAAGTCCTTTTGTGGCTACAAAATGACTGTAGTTCATCAATTCCAAAGCGAGATCCCTTCTTCGGTCGGCATAGGCAGATCCGGCAAGACAATAATCACACCGGACCGGAACGGCTGAGGCTCATCGGCCAGCCCCTGATTGGCATCGAGCACAGCCTCGACACTGCCATTCAGATGGCCGTAAACGTTGTGGCAAATGACATCGAGCATGTCGCCATCAGACGTCCTGCATGTCGTCGCCATAGCGCTCAAACTCCAGAGTGAATCCCTGTTTGCGAGCAATCCCGCCGTGCAGCAGCGCGGACTGTTCCTCGTTGATGTTTTTCAGACACCACGTCCCGATCACCTCGCCATAGCCCGTGGTCAGGGTCAGCGGTTGAAGCCTGGCCCCAATAGAACGCAGTGTGTCGAGCTGCTTCAACCCACCCTTGAAGCCTGGGTAGATCGTGCCCTTGAGCGTCAACTTTTCATCACCCATACCGATGGCCTGCTTCGCCGGCCGGCGCGTCAGTCGCTCTTGCGAAGCCCAGCGGAATTCGGTCGAGCGACTCAGCTCATCGAAAGCTGCCGTGTCCAGGTTGAAGTAATACGGCTCAATCTTCGGGTCGCGCGGCTGGATGATCATCAGGTGCGGGAATGGCTTCACCGCCTCCGGTGCCGGCGTGGCATCTACGGCAAAGGAACTGGTGGGCACGATGTTGGCCAGCGACGGACTGACCTTGCCGGCGACATTGTTGATCGCCGTGGCCGCCTTGCCCGCCTGCTCCTTCAACGTGCCCAGCCGATCCTGCACTTCAGCCGCCGCCCGGGTGGCGCGGCCGTACACGGCCACCACCTGACCGACTTTTGCCTGAGCCGCATCGACGCCGCGCATGACCCGCTGAAGCTTGGCGCCGATGGCTGGCCCAACGAACGGGATGTTTTCCAGCTCGGACGCCGCGCCGGTCAGTTCGCGAATCGCACCGTTGACCGGCATCAGCATTCCGTCCGCACTGCGTCGCCCGGTTTCAGCCGCTTCCACCAAATACTTCAGGCTCGATTGCATGCTTTCCATATAAGCCATGAGGCCTCCTTACACATGGGGTTCGTCGTACAGCTTGGCGGCATTCTGTTTTGCAGCGCCTTCCATCATTCGCTGCATGTGCGGCATCAGATCCTGTGCCAGGCGCTGCGGATCTTTGACATCGCCCTGCACCGTGACCGGCATGCTCAGTGAGTACTGAAACTGCTGATCCACCTTGGCCGGTACCGGCTTTTCCGCTTCCTTGGGTTGGATGGCCAGCGCCGCCGATTTGAGCGGCGCCGTTACCGCCATCGAGCGTGCGACGTCTCCCAGCACCGGACCTTGCTGAGCCGCTGAGACAAGCATGAGTGGCGTGGTCGGTACCGGTGCCTTTGCCACTTGCTCGGGTTTTTCGTCTTCGCCACCAAACAGCGATTTACCGAGGGAGCCCCCCAACGCCGCGCCGCCCTGACTGCCGAGGTAGGCACCGATCAAGCCGCCGATGGCCGTACCAATGATCGGCACCACCGAACCAATGGCGGCCCCAGCGGCGGCGCCGGCCATGGTTCCCGCCAGATTGCCGGCAGCGGCGCCATAACCCTCGGCCTTTTCATCCTTGGTCTTGGCGTTTTGAAAGGTTTCAAAAGCCATCGCGCCGGACTCCAGCAGCGTGCCGCCAGGAATGACCTTGGCTACCTTTCCGACCTTGCCGACCGCTCCTGCGACGGCGCCGAGCTTGGACAGCGCACCACTTGGAACGGACGGGACTGGTGACCGTGGGATCGAAACTGGGGGTCGCGGGATGGGGACGGGCGGACGAGAAACCGGAACGAGTGGACGAGGCGCAGACGAACGAGGCCCCCTCCGGTTAGGCAGTGACCGACGCCGAGCACTACGGCTTGATCCGCGTCCACGTCGGCGCGACTCGCCCGACGCATCCACACCGCCACCGCCCCCCATAGCGGCGGCATTGACGACGAAAACCTTTTTCACGCCGTTGTTACCTGCGTCAATTCCAGTACCAAGGCCACTGCCTGTTGCCGCTTCCTTCATCCGCGAAACGACATCCATGCCACCCCGCGATCCCCGGGCAAGGTTTATCAATCCCCTGCTGATCTTGATCGTGCTGAAAATGCCTTTTAGGGCGATCAGGCCCGCTCCGACCGTGGCGATACCACCGACGACTCCGGGCGCGCTGTCAGACAGCGAGGTGATGCCTTTGGTGACCTTGGTCAGCGCCTCGGCGACAGTATCCGTGACGGGCCGTAGCGCGTCCCCGATGCTACGCATGGCGTCGTCCATCGACTGAGCCATCTCGGCCCACTTCTGCGACGACGATTCCCGCCGCTCGGCAAGGTTCTTGTCGAGAATCCCGGACGCCTCACGCGAATCGTTTTTTAGCTGGGTGTACAGTGCTTTGTTCTGCATGTAGGCCGACAGCGCGGCCTTGACCTGCATGTCAGCGAACAGGTCGCCGGTGCGCAGGGATTCTTCCAGCGAGGCCATCATGGCCTTGGCCTTCTCCGGGTCGGCTTCCTTGCTGATTTTTGACGTAGCTTCAGCCATTTTCGCCGCACGCGCCGGATCGGTTGCCTGAATGTATTTCTGAGCCAGCGCCATGCTGGTCTCAAGCGTCGACATACCGTTTTGCAAACCGGTCT